GGAACAAGAGCCACAAGCGCAGGTGCTTAATAGCATTTAAGTCTTCACGCAGTACAGCACCCTCTTCAACTCGCATTGGGAAGCTAAAGATAGTGGTGCTATCAGGCTTCATCACACAAGACTCTGAAGGGAACCCTTGAGCTTTCAAGAAGTCAGTTAGAGGGTCTTTATTATCAGAGCGAACACGACGAATAAAGTACTGACTATGTTGAGGATGGATGCCACTAGCAGTACCCGTAAGCTGCGATACAGTACCTTCAGGTTTAATGGCAGTGATGGCAGCACTACGATTAATACCGATAGCATCAGCAAACTCAGCGTTAGTAGCAATAGCAACATCTTTAAAGTCCTCTAATATCATAGGTAAATAAGCATCATCAGGGTCATTTAGCAAGGCATTGTCCAATATACCAGTCATAGACACACCAAGCAAACGCTCATCTTCAGTGTTTGTCTGCCACACCTTACGCAGGTACGGGAAGTTAGTCATCGTCGATTGAAAAGTCCCCAGAATAGTAGCCAAGCGCACCTTATTCCGTAGAGTATCCACACAATCATCGCTCCGCACAATAACAGAAGACAGATTACAAAATTGATAAGGTCTAAGGATAATCTCACTGCAAGGGTTTGTACCCCACTCTTTACCCAATTCCCTGCGTCCACTCTTAGCTGCTTGAAGTTCACTCGCATAACGGTTAAAGATTCCTCGCTCTCCAGAATGTGATTCATAAATACTAGACCACTCACGCATGAACTTACCTACGTCAGGCTTGACTTCATAGATGGCACTGTTGTTAGCCAAGGCACGTTGACCATTACCATCCCACCAGTTACCAGCTTTAGCGTGAGCCATACGGTCATCACTCAAGTCTGACAGTGAAATCATGGCAGATCGTCGTACGCCACCAACAACCACGACCTCTCCGATTTTACATAGAATATCATGTGCTTCAAGTGAGGTGAGCTTCCGTCCAGTCGCTCCACGGAACTTTGCAACCACATACTTGAACAAGTCAACAAGTGGCTCCGGCCCTGATGCTCTTCCACCGAAAGTCTTGAGCCTCGCTCCTGCCGGACGTACACCCGAAACATCCCACTTAGGCACTTCTCCAGCATATAGCAAGGCAAGGACTTGTCGTAAGGCTTTAGCCCATCCCTCTTTGGAGTCCTTAACATTAATGACAGTGCCACTATTGTACAAATCAACTGGAATCTCAGGTAACTTAGATACATACTTTTGCTCCACACTAAAGCCTACACCAGTACCACACAAGAGAATGTACATAGCCTCATCAAAGGCTTTAGGATCATCAATGGGCAGGTATGAACAGTTATAGCCAGCTACGTTCTGTCGCTCCAAGGCATCACCAGCTGTCATGATGCTACGCATTGATGGCATCACTTCTAATTGAGTTACAGCCTTCTGAAGTTCATCACGCAAAGGCTGTGTAAGTGTATAGTTATGCTTGTCCTGCAAGTGCTTGGACATGAAGTTAAAGTAACGGTCTACAGTCTCAGGCCAGTGCTCTCTCCGGCCTTTATCATCCAAGTAGCGAGAGTAGCGGCTCTTGCCAATGTATTCTTGGTATGGTGTCATTAGTTTACGCATATTAGTCTAGTTCCTTTATTAAATATTCTTGTTTCTTCTCAATCAAATCATCAAATCTTTCAACAAGGTCATCACTCTGGAGTCCTAGCAGTTCCACGAGTGTGACCTCATCCAAACGCTTGAGAGCCTCTTTCAGTTCTTCAAAGGTTATGTTTAGCACGACGATTAATCTCTCTGTCAATATACCACTTAGCCTTCTTTAGGTCTTCAATGGCATCCTTCTTTAAGTCACATCGCCAGATATACTTGATTGCATTACCTAAGTTAAAGCCCATGTGTTCTGTAACTTGGATACATTCAATACCTGAGGGATGTTCTGTGTAGTGCTTAGGCTTATGAATATTGTCAGTAGCCCATTCACTTTGGTCTGAGTCAACCCATTCTTTAATGGCTTCACTTAATGGTTTAGCTGCTTCTTGTCGAATGTAAATGTTACGGTCAACCCATCTATCAAACTGAAAGCAGTGGTTACATGGGTGAATACCTTTATCAAGATTACTATAAAAGCAGGTTTTACATTTCTTATCAAGCTCGTCCATATTTCCTCCCAAGGTATTCAACACTTAAAAACATTTCATCGAAGTGTCCATCCTGTACTTCATTCATCATCAGCAATCCCCTCCAGTGTCTGTTACTCAGTTGATCCATATAACTCTCATCGTGTAGATAGTAAGAGCCAACGATGATAGCACAAATAGGCTTCCCATCAGCACGCTTACCATAGGCAATTTGCTTTCCTTGTTGGTGTCCTGCAATACAAGACATGTGAAGCTTGTTAATGATAGCACTAGCAGCACCTGCTGGACGTCCCATTGCACCAACAGGCCAATAATGGTTAAAGCCAACACCATTAATGAACACAGGATGAAGAAACCCATGTACTTCCCAATCTTTTTCATACTCTAAGTCCTTTGTGGAAATTAAGCCTTCTAAAGTTGGGTTGTTATTGACAGCCCTATCGATACGGTTCTCATGGTTGCCTAAGGTCATCACCATACGAGGTTTGTACACCTTGTGCTTACCTGCTTTCTGTGACCTTTGAAGTTCCTTAAGAGGAGCCAATAACAACTTCATGGCCTCCTTAGCAGCTTCAACATCCTTCTTGTAGCGTAGACCTTCAAAGTACTTACTCCCCTTGATGTCGTGGCTACTAAGGCTGGGCATATCTGCAAAGTCACCTATGTTGACCACTACATCAGGTTTGTAATCGACAATAGCTTTACCAGCCCATGTCAGGTGCTCTAAAGGTACACCTTCTTTAATCTGACAGTCCGGCACGACTAATATTCTCAATGTCATCTCCTTCAACTGTTAGTCTATCACCTTCACGGATACCAGCTTTGATGGCCTCTAGGATACCAAAGGTAAGTAGTGATTGAGCTTCCTCAGCTGTTAAGTCAAACTGATATGTAGCATCACCATTCTCATGCTCTTTAATCAGGTTTACATTCATTGTTAGCCTCCTTCAAGAACTCTTCAGCATCGTTAACAAACATGAAGTATCTGAGACATATTGCTAGAGCTTCATTGACTTCCTTACAACTGGCAATGTCCTCAGGATGACTACTCCACCCACCATTGAGAGTATTCAAGTAAGTACTCTTCATAGTCTCAACTGTGATGGCATCTGTAAAATCTTCCCAAGCATTCTTAATCTCAGGAGACTTCATCATTGCTTCAATAAGATTGTTTATCATATTTAGAACCTCTCTTTTCATTTAACCATGACATTGGAATATCTTTATCGGCATACTGAAATCCATGCTTAGTGCACCAATCTCCGTATGTAGTTTGGCTTACCTTTGAGAGCTTAGCTTTAGAGTTACTGAAGACAAATCTAATATCAAGTTCAGGGTGTTGTTCCTTAACCATCAAGTGTTTCTGTCTGTCAGCAGTCATGAACCTACCCTTGCTCTCAATGATAATACCATTACTAAGTAGTAAGAAGTCAGGAGTGTATGTACGTTTCTTCTCAGGCTGCGTATATGCAATCACTAGCTTCTCATACTCAAAAGGAACTTCTAAGGCTTTCAATCTTTCAGCTATCTTGTCCTCTAAGCCTGACCTGAAACCATGCTTCAAAGCTACTTGTCTAACTGTCAGTGGCTTTTTACGCTTAGGCTTCATGGTTCACCTTAGTCCTGTGATACTGATGGAGGAAAGCTCCAAAGGTATCCACAAACTCTTCATCATGGTTTAGTTTACCCATTGTGAACATAATGGCATGAACTAACTCATGGTAGAAGGTCTGCTCAGTGGTCTGCTTATTCATGTCCATACGGATAGTAATGGTTTGCTTCTCAGGGTCACACTTACCCATGTCATCCATGTGCATTACGTAGTTAACGTACCAGACTGAGCCTGCGAGACTGAAGGAGGTTGCCACATCTGGTTTGGTTTCCTTCTTAGCCATAGGAGCAATCCGTTTTCCAGTACCCTGTCAGTATTGCCGTCATAAGCTTTGATACAAGCTGCATATAATTCCTCTTCGGTTGTACAGTCTTTAAGAATCTTATCAGCCTTTACAGGGCCAATACCTCGTATACCTTCAATGTTATCAACTCTGTCACCTGTCAGTATCTGTTTGTAGAAACTGTACAAGCCTTCAAACTCAGTAACATAATACTCCTCATCCTTTACAGGATTATAGT